TTATGCTGCTCACGAATGTACCTAGGTTTCTTTTCTCTAATTATAGTCCGAAATGGCGCAAGGCTTTGCCCCGCTTTAATTATCAAAGTATTCATTTCTTTGCCTGAAAACATTGTTAGATCAGATACCCTTTTGACTTCCCTAACGGCTTCTATCAAATATAAGCCAGCTTTATCTAAGATTATACTCGCTTCTTGTAATCGTATCATTTGACAACCTGTAAGGCCAAGATTTGCACCTATGATCAAAATCCTTCTCATAACTAATTATTTAGCATCTGCTGTTTGTAGTCTGTTTTACCCGATCTGTAATTATATTCTATACTTCCAGCACAATTGCTCCAATAAATGTACCTACCATCATAAAAACGATAAACCTTACATCCATCCTTTTCGAAAAGGAGTTCTAGTTTAATTCCGTTAACGTCCGTAGTTTCAGTTTTGATAGCTTCCTCTTTACACGAAAAAGCTAGTAACAGTAAAGCTAGTGCTGTGATAAATAATATTGCTTTCATATAATTGATTTAATAATACTTCTATTTCATTTCCACAACGGCGGCCTAAGTTTGAAAAAACCGTGAGGTGTTTGGGAGACAACCCCACGGCTAACCAATTATAAACCTAAATTATGAAAAGTGCTAAAAAAAGCCTGTCTTTCCAGGCTGTCAGGTGCTAACTTTCGGTATGGATTTACAGTCCAACCAATGTTTTTCCGATTTGTCACTCATTGGCAAACATATCGTCGCCGAGGTGATACCCGTCCGGTCATGTCCGTATCTCTATTACCTGTCCATGAAGTCAACCGTCTCCAGTTCTATGTAACCCAACACGGTTAGCACCATTTCTGCTATCTGTAAGGGTTGTGGAGCGAGCAGGATTCGAACCTACATATACAGTGTGCGGACTTACTATGCCATTTGCTCAAGGGATCGAACCTTGTCATGCCCAAGTCACTGCGCGTTAACCTATTCGCCATCGCCCCAGTTTTCCCACGATCCAACCTCTCGGCTGTAAGTGGGCTTTTCCCAATAAATGGGAGATTTAATGAAAACATCTTTCAAAGCAAGGGCAGGACTCTATACCTGCACGTCCGCATGTCTCTTCTATTGCCTAAACAATGAACCTACACATCAACCAGCGTTTAGCCTACGTCTTCATTCCGCCACCTTGCTTTATGTTTTTAAACTACGCTTCCACGTTCCCGTAAGCAACCATATAGATTAATACCTCACAGTTAGGCTACATCACGTAGTTTATTTTAATTCCTATCTAATCCTTGCCACAGGAAATATGCATTACCTAACCATAGGACTGTATGCACAGTAGCGAATCGAACACTCTACATATACCAGTAACAGACTACCACTTGGCATGTGGAACGTGCGTTGAGGCTGTCGACCCAACTTTAATACATATTCTCGTTACCGATATCCACGCTGTCTATCCTTAGTTAGATAGGTTATATTTTCAAAGAACAATCTTTAGCGGTCTATACGGGATTCGAACCCGTGATCTCTCGGCTGACAACCGAGCACTCTAACCAACTGAGCCAATAGACCGTTTGCTCGTCTTTCCGAGCCGTCATTTTAAGACCTTTGTTTCATGTGGTATGCCTACCCGTAGCAAAATCTCTATGCTCACTCATACGGCCTATATTTTAGCCTTTCGGCACCCCAACCGACTACGTGTCGTTTGCTTCTCGCTATTGGGATTTATTTCTTGTTAGAATTTAATACTGCCCCTAGTCTCTTACCGCTGTGTGACCGTTGCCCCAATCACTTGAACAAATATAACACAATTTCCAAACAAAACAAACATTTATTAAACATTTTAAACATTTTTGATTTTATACAGGGATCCGACTTGACGTTACCCAGCGCCTTTTAACTTAACAACCGTTCCCTCTTCCCCTGCTCCTCCCTCAGCCTTAATTTTCGCCATCTCATCCTGTACGTTGGTCACCAAGCCAGATATACCCATGGCCGTCTCTACCGATATCAGTCCCCCGCTATTAGCTTTAATCGCCAAATCAACGTCAGCATCCAAATCGTCAAGTTTGAATCTTGGTACCTCAACAGTAACAGCCATCTCCTGCAATGCAGCAGTAAGCCCAGTGTCCATACTCGCCAATAAAGCTTTCTCCAAGTTCACACTACGCTGCAATAACTCACCATATCCGCCGTCAATCTCATTACTTGCAGCCAAATGGGCATCAATAAACACACGATCGAAAGCAACACCTGACAAGTCACCCAATGCCTTCATTTCCTCAAAGCTGATATTTGGTGTTTGTGTGAGTGAATATATGAAGTTGACGAGTGTATCAATTTCCAGTTCTACTGCCTCAACCGACTGATCCCATGTAACGTATTTAGCGTCGGCATGCTCACCTGTTAATAAAACAGCCTTACCGTTTTCTCCTTTCTCCTGGGCTTCTGCTCCTGCCGCCCCTTTGAATACTAAAGTTGGCGAAGCGTGATAATCATTGGTATCAGCAAAGTTAGATATAACCGTTTCCAAACGTTCTATCAATGGCTGCACGTTGGCCCATATTGGGGTATCCTTGGAATAGTAGATAATAGGTAGCTTCTTGTATGGTAAATCCACTGTCGCAACCAATGTCCATCCACCTTCACCACCTCCACTGGATCCGCCTTGTTCAAACTTCAATAGCCGGTCCGCACTGTAGATGTCAAAGCATTTCACTGTCTTGTCGCCGCCACTGGTTTCTCCTGCCAATTCTTCCAAAGATTTACGACGATCGTATTGTCTACCGAAGTACGTTAAATCGCCTGTTGCGTCGAACACAGGAAGAAGGGTGTCGCCTTTGCTTGGCGCAAGGATCTGCATTTTGAAGTCCTTATTCACGTTGCTGTAGCCACCCCAATGACTCGCATCCAACATATCTTTGGAATACCATAACTTAGCCACCTGCAGTTCCTTATTCAAAAGCTTGGCAATCTCGGATTCCTTATAACCTACCTTATTGTTTTCACGCAGACGTTGCAATAGATTGAAAGCCCTTTCCTGGTCGTTGCCATCAGGCTCAGCATACAATCGTGCCTTGCCCAAATTCATAAAAGCCACCCTGCGAGTAACAATGATCTCCTGCAAAGCTAAAGGAAGACGAGCCGGATCTACGTACGTTGATGTTAGTGTCGGGGTTTTCCCATCCGCCTGCATGACTGGCTTACCGTCGGCTCCTATCACCTTCTTCTTAACCTCTTTACGCTTCCTAAGCTGCTCGTCATAAATATTATGCTCCTTGATGTCGGTTTCCTTCTTCACCTCATAGGCAGGAGCTGACTCCTTGCCAAGTTCTTCAATTATCTTTGGATCAATGGCAGCTGATGCCACCTTAATTTCTTTTGCCATAACTTTATCTTTACTGTACACCGCGGTACTTAGCCAAACATTCCTATTATTGAGTCGTCAAAAACAACTGTATTATCTGACGTTATATCAAAATACTTTCTCATTAAAATAAGATCCCTCCAATCCGGAGACCTTCCAATTTGTTTTTTAATCTCATCCTTAGGTAGGATCCGTAATTTTCCCTCCTGATCAGATTTATACGTTTTCAACCAAGAAAACTCCTCTTGTATCTCCTGACGTTCAGTTTCATCGTCAATACACTGCAACAAAATCTTATGTCCTGCAATATCATCAGCGAGTAGATACGCACATTGAGTTTGAAGGTTTTGATAATTCTCTATCTGTGGTAACTCCTTTCGCTTATCGCCGTAGAACCTATTTTCATTTTCCTTTGCATCATCTGTAACTATCGGTTTAGCGTTGTTAACGAAACCAAGGATACCACACGCATCTACCACACCTCCGCCAACTCCATCTTCATCAGCTATACACTGGTGAACAGGAATATTATATTTTGACCTCATCGCATTGATACTTGCCTGTAATTCTGTAGTCGCAGATTTATCAAAAGAATGTCGTTCTATTAAGATCCAACCCCACCAAACACCAATTCTAGCTTTATCTGAACCAAAACGGGCTATATCGGCTGTTAAATAGTATTTAGGCGGATTTATCATGTTCCTTGCTGACCAATAAACATGATCATTAGAAAACATAGCAATGATGTCATCATACTTGCACATTGCGTTTGGATCGTCATCGTATTCCCAGTTACCATTTAGCAAGCGCTCTTTTTTAGCTTTATCCTTTGTTCTTTTAAGACGTTCGACATAACCGGCGTCGATATGGGGGTTGTCTTGAACAAAGGCTGCAAGGTATTTCATGTGTGCAGGGAGCTCTCCTCTTTTATTTGGAAGATAGAAAAGAGTATACATCCAATTTTTCTTTGGATTACAGGTAATAAAAAGCTTACCAATGAGATTGTATCGTTCGTTGTGCTGGCGCCCAATACGAGTCTTCAAAACGTCATACGCACCGAAATCAATTTCACCTCCCTCTTCAATCCAACCGCCAGTATATTCGGTTGAACCAAATCTTTCATATAATGGATCACTAGGCTTAAACTTTAATTCTAGTAAGTCAATACGACTACCATTTGCAAATTGAATAAAGTTCTTTTGCCCATTATACTTGAAATCAACACCATTTAAAATACCATATTCATTTGCTACTTTAAAGAAGGTGATCAATGTAGACTCAGTAATCCTCTTTAACTCTTCACGACCAATAAACCAGCGAGTACCAGGGAAAATCAAACATTGGAACATCAACCAACAACAGCCAGTCCAGGACTTTGCTCCACCTGCTGCACCACCATACAAAAACTCTTCAGTTGTATTGTCTGTAAGTATCCTTAAAGCTTGCTCCTGCTTCTCATGCCTGCCTTTTGGAGTATCGACAATAAACTCAAATAGCCCTCTTTTGAAGGCTACTCCCTGAATTTTGGTAATATCAAGGTTGTTTAATATGTCGATTGCTTCCTGCGTCATTTCTTAGCTTTTAACAAAGCGTTTATAGTGTCGTCTGATAAAACGTTAACATCAATTTGGGACTGTTTTTGCTTATTGTCGGTTTCGAAGAATCCAAGGTGTTTGCCGATAGAATCTAATGCACGCAATTTGTCGTACATCTTAATCTCCCTATTAGTTCCAAGCTTTTCTCCTTCCGGACTGGTGACCTCAAATGATTTAATAGAAGCAACAGCACCGGCTGTTTCATCATCCCATTCAAAAGCATCTTTTAGCCCTCCATCAGTAGTAAGGATATTACGAACATCACTAAAAGCTATCTTAGCGTATTCGTTAAGTACTCGATCAATTGTTATATCATTTCTTTTAGAGATTTCTTGCTGGGCTACATGAATGGCGTTTTGAATTTCAAGTTTTTTCAAGTTCTGTTCACCAATTTGACCCGCAGTCCTCTCGCTATATCCAGCACGAATAGCAGCCTGAGTAGCGTTAAGATCAATAAGGTATTCTTGTACAAATCGCTCTTGCTTATCCGTCAACTTCGCCATCCCTAACCTCCTCTAAAATTTCGTTTACTGTATCTTTTGCCCAAACTGTTTTAGTGTAGTAAAACCTACATTGCTCAAGCTTCTTTGCAATAGCTTGTTTACTTACGCCGAGAATATCTGCAATCGTCAAAGCAACGCCTTTTCGGATCATTGTTTCGGCATGAATAGATTCAGGTGAACAAAGCAAAAGAACTGCTGTAGTTGCTATAAGTCTGACTCTCCAAACTTCCTCGCTCCTGAGATACGCGATATTCACCACGCGTTCAACCAATTCAGGTGTGCAAGGAATCGACTGTAGTTTATCTGTCACCTCCTGGTAAACATCTGGGTGATGTGATGAAAGGTATTTGGCAATATTATCTCCGGTGCGGTTACTCATGCTGCAAACTCCTTTCCTGTGTTTAGGATGGCTAAGAATGCAGGTTGAAACTCTTCCAAGGATCTAACTACTTTCACTGAAATCCCATTGGCTTCCCAAATTGCATGAAGATCAGATTGTACTTTACTAACTGTTCCCGATTGTGTTTTCACCTCAAATCCGTATGTCTGACCATTCCAAATAAAAAGCAGATCAGGAACACCAGCAATAACACCAGAAGCTTTGAATTGCATTCCCTCTCTTGCAGAGCGATTACCACCATTTGGAACATGAAAAAGCAAACGACGTGTTTGTGGATATGTATTCCATGCCCACTGAAACATTTGCGCTTGCAAGGCTAGCTCTGATTTATCCAACTGTTTGGATGTATTTGCTGATATTCTACTCATAACTTTTTCTTTAGAAATAGGAGCCTTCACCCTTGACTGATCCGGCCCCCATTGACATACACAAAGTAAAAATACAACATAACGCTATATAACGCAAATGATATGTGAAAATAAGTTGGGAATGGAGGGAAAACAGTGGAAAACGGTAGTTTCTTACAAAACGCGATTAGCGTCTTACAAAACGAAAAGGGTTAAAAACGGCGAATGGAGACAATGAAGCTGGTTTTCCTATCGTCTTACAAAATAGACCCCTATTTTTGAATCTTTACTATAGAATATAATTTACATATACATCTTATTTTTATGCAAACGTTTGCGTGTTATAACATATATATAGCTATTTTTAATAATTGTTTTTTTAAATAAAAAAAGGGTGTTATTTTGTAAGACAGGTAAAAAGATGGGTTTAGAGCGAATGGAGCGGTATTTTTCTTACAAAACGTTTTGTAATATACCTGTAAGAACCTGTAATATACTGTAATATTTTGTAAGAAATGGCTAATTTCACTTTTTTTTGGTGGTGTGGTGGAAATGTTGTAAGGGGATGAAGAGAGGTAAAAAAAGCCCCAACTTTTCAGAAGGGGCTGTATTGGGGAGTTATGAAGGTTTGAAGTCTAGTCTAGCTTTTTAAACTGATCTCCTTTGCTTTCGATATAGGTTGTGTTACTTAGCTTTTTAATTGATTTTATGTAGTCTATCTTATCTAGTGATTTACGTTGATCTTGGGCCGTCTGTGAAAGTATCTTATACCTTTGTTGCTTTGTCATACCACCTTTAATCAAGGTTGAATTCAAAGATTCTAAATTTGATAATATTGCGAGCTCATTTATACTCGCCATATCCCTTATATTTTCACCCTTTAGATGGCGATCAGGATTAGCTTCCTTCCAGTCTTTGGCAGTGCATCCAAACAAGGCTATATTCAATAGATCTGCTTCCTCAGCATAAAGAAGCCACTCCTTTTGCTTTTGATACCCAGATTTAGGAATAATATAGTCCTTTACAGCATCTGTATGTATTGTGTAGTTTGTCTTACTAAGTATCCTCCTCACATCCCACTCTAAGCCATATTGATTACTTTCGATTTCTTTTAGCCGTTGATATTCCTTGATAATATACAGCTTGAATGTCGCACTAATAGCTGCACCAAATTCAAAAGCAATATCCTTATGAGCATATGTTCCCCCATACTTTCCTGCTCTGGAAATTATTCCTATAGCGTTAGTACTTTCTACCCAATTGTTTACGCTCATTGTGAACGTTGGTAGCCCTGCTGATTTTTTAAAGTGGTCAAATTCGACCACATTAAAATTTGGGTTATAAATCGTCTCCCATGTGCCCAAAAATTCTATTGTCCCTCTATTTCTTATCCAGTTTTTAATAACATCAGCAGCTCGCGCATCTCCATCACGACCTTTTACCATGTCGGTTAGACAAATGTAATCCTCATTATTATGTGTTGTCAGTGATATCTCTAGATCCTGAACCTTTATTTTTTTTGCCATACTACAAATATAACTAATAACTTAATATGATTTTTAAAGGTGTCTAATTCGGTACCTTTAAAATCAAGGCGGCTTTTACACCGCCCTTTTGGT